TAAGGACAATAAAAAACCCAGTCCAGATAATCAGAAGTTGGAACGCACCACCAAAAGACCATTGGTTAGTGAAAACCTATTTTGATTTGATGCCAGCTGGAATCGATGGCTATTACAGATTGAAGCCTAAAGGAATAAAAGGACATTTGCCTTTATACGCAAACTACTTAACCAACCTAAAAAACCTAGACCCGAATACAGTAGCAAATTATAAACGCTATAAAGAAACTAATCCACGTTATTACTACAATCAAATATTAGGTTATGTTTCTGATGGTGGTGATGCAAAGGTTTATTTTGGTTGGAAGAAATGCAGTAATAAAGATTTTGACGAAGTAGATGCAGACCAAGAAGCCTATGGAGTAGATTTTGGAGACACCGCACCAACCGCAGTAATTCATATAAAATACAAAGATGGTTGTTTCTATTCACGAGATGTATTATACAAATCAATGCGAGCCTTAAAAGTAGAGTATCAAGACAAAATACGACCCGAAGATGTGGAAGGAGTTGAGGACAACGAGCATAACCAATGGCTAAAGCATAAAGGCGTTTTATCCTATGTTTTTAGTTTAATGAATGTGGATAGAAACAAGCCAATGTTTTGTGACCCCGCTCAAAAATCAATCATAATAGAGTTAAGAAATGCTGGCTACAACGCTATCAGAGCAAGAAAAGAAAAAGAAGCAAACATTAACTTCATAAATAGAGCAACAAACATCTATACAGAAGATTCTTACAACCTAGAAGAAGAATACAATCATTACTACCTTGAAAGAGATGTAAACAAAGTGCCTATTGATGGCAAACCAAAAAAGGAAATGACCACATTTTGGAAGCACGAGAGTACGGATGCAGAGGGATTAAAGACATGCTAGGGTTACAATTATAAAAGATAAATAAAAAATGCTTAGTTTTGCGTATAATATATTACTAAATGGCTTACTTAAACTTCCGTACCAGACTGGCAAATTTAATTTTAGGTAACAATATACAAGGCTTACAGCATTACGAACGCTTCATTCCGAAAACGCAGTATAACGATTACGCAGAAGAATTAGAGAAGTTAAGAGTTGTGATGAGCAATCCAGCATTGCTTAGAGTTATTAAAATTAAATGTGATTTGTTTTCCATTGGCAAAATAATTGAAAAAGATGCACAAGGTGAAATAGTAGAAGAAAGCGAATTACAAACATTTTTTGAAAAGCCTAATTTCTTCCAAAACCAAAAGCAATTCTTATGGGATTTTATGTTTTGGACTTGTTTAGGAAATGCACGTTTAATGGTCGATTCAAAAGTGCTAAATAACAATAATGTAATGTATTGGTTAGATTCTTCAAAAGTGGAGTTTCCAAAATACATACTAGACAATGCAGACAAATTAGTATTATCAAAACAAACATTCAAGAAGTTTCAAGACCAGAACATTGAGTATCGTTACACCAACGGAACAAAAATAAACATACCATTCAAAAAATAATCAACTACACAGACAACACGAATGGTGCTGGTAATTGGTTTAATGGATTTAGCACTATTGAAGCATTATACAAAGTGCTATCTAATTCAGAGTTGAGCCTAGATGCAAAAAACACTAACTTAAATTTAGCAGGTCAATTTATGGTGGCGCATGGAGGAGGTTTAGATTCGTCTATGATGCAGCCAGAAGATAAAGAAAACATTGAAACTAAAATAGGTAAAGGTAAAAAGAACATTCACGCAGTACGAACAGCAATAGATATAAAAAGGTTTGTTGAAGATATTGCAAAACTAAAACTAGACGATAGCTATAATAATGATTTACAAATTATCGGTTCAGTTTATGGGATTCCAAAAGATGTGATTGAAGCATTTGAAAGTTCTACTTATACAAATCAGCAAATTGCTAGAATGAGTTTAGTTGATTACGTATTGAAACCAAAATCAGAAGATTTTTTTGGAAGGGATTAGAAAGCATTTTGACTATGCAAATGACTTAGAAATGAGTTGGGAACATTGTTCATTTATGCAGGAAAGCGAAGAGCAGCGATACTCAAAAGATTAAAAGAGCGCACGTACTTAGACGGTTATTAGAAAGCGGAGTTGATGCAGTAGATGCAGAAGCATTATTAAATTACGAATTTACAAACCCCATAAAATATGAAAAGGAAATACAGGAGCTTCAACAGGATTTGGAGATGGACGAAAACAGACTAAAGAAAAAAAGATTATCTTTGAAAAAATTAGAAAGTTAAAAACAAATAACGAAATCATAAAGTAATGTTTTGCAAGGATTTAGAAAAGGAGTTTGAGACAAAAAAAGAAATGTTTGCAGCGATAAAAGCTAGTAAAGAGATTCTTCTTGCTTCAAAAAAAGCAGAAGTTAAGACAAAAAATAACCCTTTTGCAATTATTACACCTAAAGAATCAACGCAAATTAAAGGTATTCCAGACCTAGAAAAAGGATATTTTTATGCAGTTATTTCAAATACCAATTACCTAGATTCTCATGGAGACGTACATTTAACTAACTCGATGAATCAAACAGCAAAAGACCAAAACAATAAAGTGTATTACGTTGCTGACCATGAGTTGAAAGTGGATAGTATAATTGCCACACCTAAAAACGTAGAACTATCAATTAAAGAAACACCATTTAGAAATATTGGAGTGGATTCTGATTTAAGTACTCAATTGTTATTGTTCAAAATTAAGAATGATAAAATAATACATTCAAAAGCAAAGCAGTTAATCGACGAAAAAGAAGAGATACAAAACAGCATTAGAATGATGTATGTTAAAATAGATGTTGCTTTTAATTCAACTGATGAAGAGTATAAGGAAGAGTACAAGAATTGGAATGAAGTATATCCGAAATTAGGCAATCCAGAAAAAGCAGCAGAGGATGGTATGTTTTGGATTGTTAGAGAATTAAAGATAGTAAAAGAAGGTAGTATGGTGTTGTTTGGTTCAAATGATGCCACACCAATAGAAAGTAAAGAAGCCGATATAATCACTTCAAACGATGCGTCGTTGGAAAACACGCAGGAAATGAGCATTAAATTGCAACAACTTTTAAAATTAACAAATTAAAATAATTATCATGGCACAAGAAGAAGAAAACCTAAAGGCTATTGAAACTATTTCTGAAAACGTACAGAAATATAAAGAGCAATTAGGTGAAAAAGCTGATGCAGAAGAAGTGAAAGCATTGGAGACTAAAATTGACAATCTAAAAAAAGGGATTGACGAAATTTCAGAGCAAAAACTTGATAAAGAAATCAAGCTAATAAATGAAGGCACTGCAAAAATGTGTTTGCAAGTAGCTGAATTAGCAGAGGACTTAAAGTCATTAAAAGACAATGCAAACAGCAAATCAATTAAGAATGAAATAGTTACTGAAAAGCAACTAAATGATTTTAACGGAAAACTTTTCACAAAAGAAGGTAAGAAAATACCGAATGCAATTGCAGAACTACAATTAAAAGCTGCAGAGACATTTGGTTTTGACCAAAACTTTTCAAATGGTGATGGTACAGGAGTTCAAATTGATGCTTTTACAGGTCGTGAAATTGACCCAGTATTATATCAAAGAAAAGAAAAGAAATCTTATTTTAGATAGATTTGCTATTCCACAAATTAATGTACCGACTTTATACTACCTTGAAAAAGAAGAAGTGGGAGATACAGAAACAGTTTCTGGAGACCCGGGTGCAGCTGATTGGATTACTTCAGGAGCAGCAAAACCAAAACGTTCTTTTAGATTAAAGACTGGAAAAGTTGAAGCTAAGAAGGTGGCTATATTTGCAACAATTGAAGATAAGATGTTAAAAGACGTTGCATCTATGAACAACTGGATTCGTGAAGATTTAACGGATGAAATGATGGAAGCGATTAACGATGGTTTATTAAACAATAACCCTTCTGTTAATGCAGATGCACCGCTTGGATTAAAAACAAATGCAGTTCAATATACAGCAACGCCAGCTTTTGAAGATACAGTTGATGAACCTAATCAAATTGATGCTATTATTGCAGTGATTGCATTCATGGCTGATAATAAAGAAATGACTGGAAGTATTCATGTTTCTTCTGATGTGTATTACAGAATTCACAATTTGAAAGCAACCGATGGAAAGTACTTAAATAATAACCTAATCTATGTTAATAATTTAGGTCAATTATTTATAGCAGGAGTTCAAGTTATTTCAGAAGATAGCGAAGATGTGCCTTCTACACATTTACTAGCAATTAGCGACGATAATCCTTTTAAAATACGTGCTTATGGCAACATGGTACTTGAAACAGGATTGAACGGAGAGGACTTTAGAGAGGATAAAACTTCATTTAGAGGTTACCAAGAGTTCTTGAGCTACCTACCTGAAAACAACGAAAACGGAGTTGTTTATGATACTTTCGCAAATATTTACGCAGCAATCTTAAAACCAGCATAATAATGAGAACACCGAACAAAGTTAAAAAGACGAGAAAAGTTGTTTTTGCAGAGGATTACAAAACCAAAGGCGGTCTAGTAATTTATGCAAAAGGAAGCATTCACTTTATTCATGAAAAAACAGTTGAAAAACTAGAAGAGCAAAAAGTGAAAATGAAAGTTAGTAAAGTCGACTATGAAGAATCAGTAGACAAAGCTAAAGAAATTGCGTTGGCTCAAAAAGAAGCTGAGAAAAAAGCAAATAAAAAGTAAAACATGATTTACGACTTTTCATATTTTAAGAATGAGTTATTTATTCCTAATCTAAATTCAGATAGTTCGGACATAGTTTCGGACAATGAAAAGATTTTGGAGTTAATGCAGTTTTCAGATGTGAAATTCTTAACTGATTGTTTTTCTTATGAATTTTCTAAAGAAATACTTGAATCTGTCAATTCAAATGGTCAAGTCAAGGATTCAGCATCAGAGTTAGTTACTAAACTAATTAACGGAGATGCTGAGTTCAACTGGCTTGGATTAAGATTTGAAATCAATGGAATTAAAATGAGTGTAATGGCTAACTATACATACTGCCAATATTTGGTTCAAAAAGAAAAAAGCAGAACTGTTATAGGTTCGGTTAAAAATGAATCTCAAAGCGGTGTTGTGGTTAGTAATTGGAGTGATTATGTACAGGCTTGGAATCAATTAATGGTGTTTAGGCAATTAAATTATGTAGACTATCAGTATAACTTGACTAATTTCGGTATAAAGCTGAATAAGTTCGGTGTTAGTTTACAAGAATATATTTTGAATAAACAAGAGCTGAATACAGAACACTTCAAATTATACGAAAAGGTTAATTCATTCGGAATATGATTGTACCACACGAAATACTTAAAGAGTTAATTAATACAGAAATCGAGAGCGTAAAAGGCTTTGGTTTTGGAAATGTTGGAGAGCTTAAAAAGTATATGGATTTAAAGGGTGGGAATATTTATCCATTG